GGCGTACTGTGCCTGGCTTACCTTCGCTTGCACGCGAAGAAGCGCCGACTCGATAGAGCGGCGAAGCACGTCGATCCCCGCCTCGATCCGGAAGTCAGCCCGGCAGCGATCGATGATCTGCTTAAGTGTGGGGATAGTGGGGGCCACTGCTCCGACTGTAGCAGATCAGCCGATGGCGAGGGTGGCGTCCCATAGCGGGACCCACAGCACATTGGGGTCTCTCGGCCGCAGGAGCCCAATCCTGCCTGCAAGAGTCGTGCCAGAGATTTCAATCTCGGCTAGTACATTGTCGACGATGCCATCATCAAGCATGAATTGCAGTGCCGCTGCAATTTCCTGTTTCGCGAACTCGATGGCGGTCGGGCCGGCATTCATGCCCTGAAGTTGCCATAGCTTGCTGCCCATCTGGTCGCCCTCGACCTCCGGGTACGAGTCGCCCCACCAGCCCTTGAGATCGCTCACGTCCGGCACGTCATCCTCAGGATCGCCGCGGCGCCACGTATACAGCGCCACCAGAACCATCGTCCGCAACGAGTCGTCCGTGTAGAGGTGGCCGCTACTGTCGACTGAAATCTGGAAATCTTGCATCAGGTGGCCTTCACTTTCGCGGCTGCGCTACTAGCCTGCGCCCCGAGCGGCACGGCCACAGCCCCGGTCACCCCACCGCCAGTGGTAACTCCAGGGTGTACGTGCGCGTTGATGTAGGTCCGGATGTTCGCGATGGCCGTGTCTACCTTCTGGGCCAGCGCTACGAAGTCCGCGGCGCCGGTGCCGCCGGCCAGATGCACTTCCCCGTTGCTCTTGCAGAACACCTTGAAGGTGCCGAGGTAGTGCAGGCCGCCCTCCCCCGGAAGCAGAACATCCTCCGGAGCGTCGCCCTGCGCGCAGACAAGCACCGAGTTCTCAGGTACCGCCCCCGGGCGCAGCTCAATCCCTTCCGCTCCGACGGGCGCGCGGAAGTGCAGCCCCTGCGGCTCCATGTGCTCGATATCGGAGCGCGAGCTGTCGCCGACCGACGAGATCTGGTAGCGAACGCCGGGCCGGTCTACGCTGGCGCGCAGGACAAGGTTCTGCAGGCGCGTGCGCAGCTTGCGTAGGAGTGTGAGATCCATCAGCCCTTCTGCTGCTTCTTGATCGGGGCCCGTTTGACCTTGGGCCGGCCCAGTTTCGTCACCAGATTCAGCACATCATCCGGCCACTCTAGCAGGCTGAACGCCTCGGGGCGGGTGAGCTCGATGTCGGTCATCAGATCGCCGTTGTCGACGTGCACGTTCGCGCGAACGCACAGCAAGCGTTCCTCGACACCTAGGACTGGATCGTTGACGAAGTATTGAGTGGCCGGGGCCCACGGCAGGCCGCGGGGGTCCAGAACCCCAGGCAGCGAGTAGCGCACTCGCACCGAGCGGCCGTAGCGCACGTTCTGCTCCCAGGCTGCGCGCTTGGCTAGCTCTTCGCGCGAGCTCGCGCTGTCGGCGAACAGCACCATCGGCCTGTGGCGCATGCCGGTGACCGGCTGACCGTCGAACGTGCGACGGATCGTGACGTCTAGGCCGAACTCGTCGGCGCCGTAGCTCTGCGAACGCAAGAGGTACTGGCTGTGAACGTCCTGGGCATCCTCGCTCAACTCTCGCGAGATCGCGTCAGCCACCGGAACGTCAACCACACTACCCACAAAGTCAAGTAGACGAACCAGCCCAACGTTGCCGTCAGGGTGCGTAGTGAGGAGGTACCCGCGGTTTCGAACCAGCCTTTCGAGCGCATCGTAGACCGACTCTCCCATCTCGATCGTGAACTTGCGGATTGGTTCGTTGTCGGGAATCGACAGCTCGACCGCCAAACCGTACGGTGAAACCAGGTCATTCGCGATCACGCGGAGCAACTGGTTGTTCCAGTTCCCGGTCTTGAACAGGGCGCCGCAGTCGACGAGATCTCCGGTTAGTGATCTCCCTTGCGCGCGCAGGCGCCACTGATCGCGCTGCGCAGAGAAGGTGCTCGCCTCCACCCAGCCCGTGATCAGAATGTGGTTGCCGTACTTGATCTGGGCGGTGGCACCGGGGCGGATCGGCCACGGCTCGGCCGCCTCCGACCAGCGGTCCGTATACCCCAAGTCGAAGCTGTGCGCGAAGCGGTCGAGACTGCGCTCGACCTCGACCTGCGTCCAGCCCGCGTATTCCCCGCCGTCCACGACCAGCGTTATCTGATCAGGAGCACTCACGGGGCTAGAATCTCAAGGTCAGTGCGCCCCGGGGCGAAGAGCGGGTGCACAACATGGGGGTTGCGCTCGAGGATCTCATCCTCGCGGGTCGCATCCGCGTACAGATTGTAGGCCACTACAATCGCAGGCAACGTGGTCGGTGGGGTGTATGTGGTCAGCTCGGCAAGCGTGCCGGCCACGCTGCCGAGACGCACGACCGAGGATGCCGCGACGTCCCGCAACGACTCGACGAGTTGCTGCTCGGGCTCGATGTCTGCGATCGGCTCGTCACTGACAGAGGCCAGGGCGTCGGTCAGGGTCTGAAGTACATTTCGTGCGTCGTTAGCGGCAGAGAACGTCGTTTCGGCGACGGTTTCTGCAAGACTGCCCAACGCACTTGCACGCAGAGTTTGCAGAAGCAGAGCATGGTTCGTCCTTTCGTCGATGCGGGTTTGCGTCTCGCCGACAGGGGTAGGAGCATCCGAACCCAGGGCCGCGAGCGCGACGGTGATCGAGTCGAGTGTCACGAGCCCGCCGGCAGAGGTCACAGAAGCATCCGTGATCGTGCGCACGGCCTGCAGCAGCTCCGCGAATAGAGAGTCGAGCGTGTTGTAGAGCGCCTGCGGCGTGTTCAGCAGCTCTGCGGCCTGATTCGTGATGGCGGTAATCTGATGTGCGAAGTGCGTAGGTACGGCGAGCGCAGCCCCTACGAGCTGGTTGATGCGCGTGAGATCAGTCAACACTTCATCGAGCGTGCGCAGGTTCGAGGCGGCAACAAGATCGGGAACGTTCGTCAGGAATCCGCCACTCATCGTCGTGCCGGCATCGGTGCGCAACTTGCGCGCCTTCGAGATCATGTCAGCTTTGGGTGAAGGCTTGGGGGCCGCTCCGGGCTTCTCGCGGGCCTCGATGAACTCGAACTCGACCTCGAGCACGCCGCCGTTGTCGGTCGACTCGATCAGATCGATCTCGCCTTGAGCTACGACCTGCTTGCGGCCGTAGACTGGATGGATGAGCAGGCCGGGGTCGCGGGTCTCGAGCGCGGCGACGAGCGCTTCGCGCTGCTCTCGCAACGACGAGTCTGGCGTCTCGATCAGGACTGCGGAGATCTTGTACTTGCGCGGGCGGCGGCCTAGATCGAGAGTCGCGGCGCCGTTGTCATTGAACGGCAAATCGTAGATCGCCGTCTTTCGCCCGACCGCGGTCTTGTGGCTCTTGACGAAGAACTTGACGCCGCGAAAGGATGCCGGCTGCTTTTCTGTGAGGTAGCTCATAGCGCGTTCGTCACCTGCGTACGCATGACCGGCCCGCCCTCGCCCTTAGACATCTTATCGACGAAGGCTTGCAGCTTACCGTTATCGTCGAGATGGATTCTAAGATCGACGCGGGATTGGCCGTACAGCTCGTTCTCCGCGCCACCGCCCTTCTCGAGGGCTCGCCGTTTGCGTGCAGTTTCTAGATCATCGGCCTTGCCTGGCCCTTGCCTGTAAGCCTCTTCGGCCGCCTCGCGGCGCTGCCCCTGAGTAAGGAAGCCGGTTATGTGCTGCTTCTCCCATTGGTCGATCCACTGCTTCTTGGCGTTCGCGTCATCCTCGACAGATACATCCTTACGCGTAACAGGCTTGGAGATCATACCCAGGTCTGCGAACCTGTCGGCGAGCCAGCCCACAACCGGTTGCATGTTAGACAAGGCCATACCGAGGGACTCGAATGCGCGGCCCCATTGGTTGATCGCTTCCGGATTCTGCCGCACCCACTTCTCGACAGCCGCAGCAGTTTTGTCGGCCCAGTCGATTGCTTTCTCGAGTTGCGGGATGAAGCGCTCCCCCATCGTGACCTTCAGCAACTCAAGTTTCGCATCAACCTTGGCGAGGCGGCCCGCAAGCTGCTCGCCCATGATCTCGGACGTCTCTTTGAGCGAATCCCCGGTGTCCGAGATTGCCTTCTGAAATTCGATGATGGCGTTCTTGGAGTCGAAGACCCACTCGCCCGCGTCGTTCTTCTTGATGTTGCGGCGCGTGATCTCTCCTAGGACACCCGAGCTAGCAGCACGCGTAAGTACGGCGCTGGTCGTAGAGCCGTATTGTCCGTACTGGATCGAGTTGAATGCGGCTTCCTGGGCGGCCGAGAGGGCTTTAGCGGACTGCACCCACTTGCCGTCCTTGCCCTTGCGCCAGCCTTGTATGCGCCGCCCGATCTCCTCTTGGAGTCGCGGGAGATCCGTGAAGCCCGCTTGAATGTCCTTCTGGGTCATGCCGATGCTTGCCAGCTGTGCGGCAGCCACTTTGCCGCGGCGCGGCGGGCGGGTAGTGGCGGCAAACAGGTTGCGCATGCCAGTACCGGCTTTGCTGGCAACAATGCCTTGGTTGCCGAGGATGGCCGTCATGGCAAGGACCTGAGCCGGGTCCATGCCGGCGATGCCGGCCTGGGTGCCCACGTACTTCAACGTGTGGAAGATGTCGGACACGCCGATCGTCGACATGTTCGCGGCCTTGTTGATCTGCGCCGCGAGCTTCTCGATTGCGACCGGATCGCTCAGGTCCGTCTTAAACATGTTGGCGACGTTCGTCAACATCTTCGACGACTCAGCTGTGCTCGCCCCCGTGGCCTGGGAGAACCGCAACACGGTCGGCATGACGGCCTTGACTTGGCCGGGGCTTAGATTGCTTGCTGCGAGATCGACGGCCGCTTCCGCCTGTTGGTTGATTCCGAACTGGGAGCCCTCTCGAACATTCTGCTTCATGAACTCGCCGAGATCGGCGGTGTCTCGCGCAGTGTATGTGCCCTTGGTGCGGACCTGGGCCATCGTCTGCTGGAACCGGATGAGCGGGTCGAGCGCGTTCGACACAGCCCCGCCGACGAACTCGAAGGAGCGCTTGATCGTCATCGCCGCGAGGCCGAACTTCGCAATCCCCCCGAGCGTTCCGGAGAACAGACCTAGGGGCTTGTTGGCCTTGGATGCGGCCTGCTCTATTCCGAGCAGCGCACGTGCCTGCGCATCCATCTGTCGACGAATCTCTGCCCCGCCGACACGCTTGAGTGCGTCCGTGAGCTGGGCAAGCTTGCCCATACCCTGCATCTGAATCTGCAGCTGCAACTCGGCAAGGGTGGGCTTCGCCATGGTGAACTATAGCACCGAATGCTTCAGCTTTTCCTGGGCGATCCCAGCCCAGAACCGGAGCCGGGTCAGCGACAGTTTGCCGATCGTGTCAGGCGTCCAGCTGAACGCCGTCACCACCTCCTGAATCAGGTGGAGGGGGTGGCGGTAGCTTTTGGGTCGGGATCGACCTTGCCGTACGCGGCGGGGTCGCCGCCGTTCAACTGGTAGGCCACGAAGCCTTGCAGCTCAAGGTAGTCCGCCGCGCCCATCTTGCCGAGCTCTTCGGGCAGGATGCTGGCTGTCCGCTCGATCATCGAACGGAACTGCTTGGCGGTCTTCTCCGCCGCGCTGAATCCTTCGACCACATCGTCTGCGAGTAGCTCGCGGAGCGTGACCTCGGTGATCAGGGACTGCGCGCCGATCGGCGACTTGAACGGCCGTTTCAGAACAAATTTCATGGGAGCCTCCTCCGCGCTATGCGTTAGCGCTGAATCGTAGCGTTGCCTTCGTACTCGAGCTGCACGTCCGCCTCGCCCGCGTTGAGCTCCGGTGGCTTGCTGAGGAACGCTCCGCCGACGAGATACACCGGACCGGAGTCGCAGGCGAACTCGAGCGAGACATTCGTGTCGCGAGAGATGGCAATCAAGTCCACAGTCGAGTCGTGGACGATGGTGAGCGTGACTTTCGATGCGACGGGCTTCTCGGCGTAGCCGGCGATGCCGCCATCCGCAAAGACGGGGACGCGCTCGACGCCGCCGAGCATGATCGTAGCCTTGCCGGTCTTACTGCGAAGGGACTGCCCATCGCGGCGCACAATGACTGTACCAGTGGTTTTCGCCATGGATTACTTTCGGAACTGGATGGACGCCGCGGTGACCAACAGGTTGTTGATGATGTCGGGCGGGATCAGGCAGTTGATTCGGTTCTGGTCGGTGGGGTCGCGCTGCACCACGAGCTCCGCCTTGAACTGGTCGTAATTCTCGACCCAGCCGAGAGCCTGCATTTCCTTGAACAAGACGAGGATCTCGCCCTTGACCATCGAGGGCGTTGCGGTGAATGCGGGAGTAGCTTCCGCCGAGTCGTCCGCCAGCTTGAAGTTGGCGAACTTCGTTCCGATCCGATTGCGAAGTGCGTACCGGAACGCAGCCAGCGTGCGCACGCGGGGAAGGTCTTGGTATGCAGTGTCCGCGATCGACAGCGAATTGGTTTGGTAGGTCGTGACGAGGCGTTCGATCGCCATCCGCCCGTCGCTCGTCGCAAAGACGGTCGCGACGCCGTCACTGAGAATCGTGTTGCGTTCTGCGCGCGTGAAGCGCGAGCCCTTCGGCGCGGACATGTTCCCGGCGAGGATGTGCCCCCACGTTGCGCGGGCCGGATCGATCTGGCACTGCAGCGCGTTGTCGGCCGCAACCTGCGCCGCGGTCTCCCACGGAGTCAGCTCGAGGGCCGACTTCTCGGCGCCCACGATGACCAGGGTTTGACTGTTCTTGGCGTTGCCGAGCGAGGTCAGGTTTGCTTGCGTGTCGTACTTGCAGACGAAGGCTACGCCCTCGATCGAGCGCATCGGACCCCAACGGTCCTCGAGCTCGGTCACGTAGCGCGCGACTTCGGTCGAGTCTGCGGTGCCGATCGCAATCGTGTGGTACTGGTCCTCGCCCATCGCCGTGACTGCGGCGGCGTGCGAGGGCTCCGTAGCTCCAGACGCCATCGCGGTAACGGTGAACGTGAAGCCTGCGACGTTGCGCTCGCCAGGCATGAGCGAAAGGCCAAGGAAGATCTGGTTGCCGTTGACGCCCTTCTGCACGGCCGTGAAGTCGACGCCGGTGCTGGCGTCCGCAGCGACCGTGACCGGCATGTCGGGGTAGAGCGCGAACGCGTCCGTGACGAGCGTCTCAAGTCCGGCAGCGGTCGTGCCGGTCGGGACTGCGACAGGAACTCGACGCCCACCCACGTAGAAGACCTGAGTCGACGTCTCGGTTGCGGTCCCGGTCCAAGTGATGGAGCCGGTGGCCGCGACGCCCGAGCCGTTGTCCGCGAGGCCGATACAGCTGACCGGCGACAGGCTGTCAACAGCCCGGTACGCCTTCAGCATCTGGTAGAGCTGCGAGGTCGGCCCATATAGAAGCGCGGCTTCGTCGGGACTGCGCGGGATCGAGACTGCGCCGGACGTGGCGCTGCCCGCCGACGTTTGCTGCCCCACAAGTAGGACTTCGTGGGGCTGGGTCTGGACGCCCTTCGTCGCCCGGGACGGATCGAATTCCGCGTAAACACCCGGGGTTAGGATATTCGACGGGATAAACTGGAAGCCGATTTGCATTTTCTGGTTGCTTCTCGCTCAGCCCCGGGCCACAATTACGAGGGACTACCTGCCCCTACTGTAGCGGGTTGGCACAGTCCGTGCAAACGGTGGTAATGTCTCCGCAAGAGCAGCTCGAACAAGCGATGCACAAAGCCAGTTTCGGCTACCAGCTCTCCCGTGCAGACGCTACGGCTCTGCTGCGCGCGTACGCGCAGGAGGCTTGTAGGGTGGATGCGCTGGAAGTGAAGCTGGCTCAGCTCCGGGCGGAGGTTGAGTCGCAGCGGGCTGCGAACGAGGCTCTCACCAACTCTAGAGGTTGATGACGCAAGCGGTCGCTGCGCTCTATGTCGAGAAGGGTGGCTCCTATTGGGACCTGCCGGAGGTCGAAGCTTGGGACGTCACGCGCGACGCGCGCATGTACCCAGGGCCGCTACCTGTGGTGGCGCACCCCCCATGCCAGCTTTGGGTGAACTTCGCTGCGCTGAACTATTCGCGATGGGGAGGAGAGCACAACCGCCCAGGCAACGACGAGGGGTGTTTTGCGGCGGCACTGGCGGCCGTGCGGCTATGGGGTGGCGTGTTGGAACACCCGGCTTTCACGAACGCCTGGTCCCGATTCGACCTACCGCGGCCGTGCGCATTGGGATGGAGCAGCTCTACAGCAGGTGAGTGGGTTTGCGAAGTGTGGCAATCAGCCTACGGTCATCCGGCGCGTAAACGGACTTGGCTGTTCTACTGCGGCGCCCTCCCCCCGTTTGAGTTGAACTGGACGCGATCGCCCGGGACTCACCAGATAGGGCGGTTCGACGTCAAGAAGCCAGTGCTAGCGGGCAAGGCCGCGAGTAGGACCCCGTCGGCGTTTCGCGATGCGCTACTGACGCTTGCGCGACACGCTAAAGGTTGATCTCATCCTCTGCGTCGATGGCCGCGTCGTCCGGCTGCGGATCTTCTGGTGTACCGATCGGGGCGTCGTTGTCGCGCGGGTAGAGGTCGTACTTCACACCCAAGATGTCGAAGTCGTCGGCGATCTCGGTGTACGTCAAGTGTACGGACTGGTGGAACACAACGCCCCACATCGCCGTACCTTCCTCGTCGAGCTTGCGGGAGTACATGTTCTCTGCCTGTACGCCGTCCGGTTGGCTGACGTCGAAGTCTGTGATCCCCCAATACTGGTTCGGGGATCGCTGCAAGATGTTCAGCAGGGCTTCGACGATCTGCAGGGCTTTCTGGTCTCGAGGACTGCCGGCGCGGTCGATCGTGAGCACGCCTAGGAACACCGTCGCGGTGGCGTACGCAAGGCCGCCTTGGTTCTCGCCTTGGGCTTTCACGATGGCTACGACGATCGCAGGGGCGCGCTTCGCGTAGGCCTTCAGCTCTTGTAGGTCGAAGTCGCCGCCGTGCGTGCTGATGTTGACGCCATCCAGGCGGTCATCGGCCGCGAGTGTGTTCTTGATGGCGGTTCGTAGTGCGATCAGACTACTCATAGCTTCGCCATCCAGTCGTTGACGAACTGCAAAATTTCTTCTTCGTTCTTGTCCGATATGCCGAGGAACGGACGAACTTCGTTCTGCACGCCCGAGTAGACGCGGTCGGACGTTACCGATACGCCATCCTTCGTCACGGACGCGCGGATGGACTGCAGCATCGCGCGGGAGTCCATGAGTAGGCTGTGCTGCGGGCCGCGGGTTGCTGCGTAGCTAGGCGCCCAGGGCTTCCACCGCGTGCCGTCCGGGGCGGCCTTCTCGTGCTCGATGCGCATCTTGGTTTGCGCCACGAGAGTACGCCCGAGCGTGCGCTTCAGCGCCCCGGGCGAGTTGAACTCTTTCTCGATCCGCGTCAGCCGATCGAGCAGCTGCCGCATGCCCGTCCAGCCGAACTTGAGCGCGGTCACAGCTTCGACTCTTGGTCCCGGGTCCAGCGCCGCGAGCCGCAGGTGCGCTCGTCCTTCTGCTCGATCTGCGGGATGATCGTTGCGGACTGCGTCTTGTTAGGGCCGCTGGCGGCTGTGCCGGCATCAACAAGCCTGCGCTTGCCTTCCGATACGGCACACATCCACTCTTCCGCGCGCTTGTACCTGTCGCGCTTCTCGTTCGTCATCGTGCCGGCATTCTCCGACACGAAGAAGATCGCGATGTCGCAACAGAACTTCTTGAAGGCGGCCGGAGTCGAGAGGAGCGGAAGCGTGTACCGCCCGATCAGGAACGAGTCGATGAAGTCGGTGGCGTCGTCAAGGGCCTGCTCAAGCGCCGAGGTGTCCAGAGACGCGTCGCCGTCGCGGTCGCAACTCGTGATTACGTAGTCGGAACCGTAACGGTCAAGCGCGTCCTGTACGGTGGCGTAGGCCATTTCACTTCGACTTCACGTCACGCACAATCAGATTCGAGTCGGCACACAGCCGCTCCCACTGAGCCGGCTCTAGCTCGTCAACCTGAAGCGTAACGGCCTTGCCGCTCCACTTCCTGCCGCAGCGGTAATAGCCGTCCCGCCGTGCCCGAACTGTGCGCCGAAGAGGCTCGACAAAAGCCACCTCGCCCGCGGCGAGGGGTTCGGGTGATGGGAGGCTGGCATCAACTGGAGTAACATCCACCGCCGCGGGCGGGGTAGCACCTAGGGGCTTCAGCGGCTGCCCTTTGAGCAAGCACCAGAAGTCCTGAATGAGCTGTTCGCGATCTGGGATTACGGCAAGGTCGACACCTTCCGACAACGCCAACTTGCGAATCACGCCATTGGTTTTGAGGCGTAGCGGTTTCGCAAACGCCTCGTAGTCTTCGCCTAGCAGCACGTCAGCCTCCGTGCTGGCACCCGGATCAGGGCAACCAGCTCACTTCCTTCAGGATGTAGCGGTTGTACAGCGGGTTCGGCTTCATCGTGTCGGTGGCGCCGAAGTCGAGCGGGTCCGTGTCCCAGTCGCCTGGGAGTTGCGGGCTCTTGATCAGCATCTCGATACGATCGCGCTGGCCGGCGCCGTACACAAGGTGGGTCGGGCGGATGCCGAGCTTGCGCCGACGGCCGTCCTCGTTCTTGTTGTCCGCGCGCAGGTCACGCATCGCGAAGTCGATCGCGCGCACCTTGTTCACGGTCGGATCAATCTCCGAGCGGAAGCAGGTCTGCCACAGGCCGTAGCCGGTACCGTGGCTGGCGTCCGCCGCGAACAAGAAAGTCTTGTTCAGGAAGACGTTCGGGTCGGTCAGGTTCGTGAAGCTGTAGAACTTCGCGGCTTCACGCTCGAGGTGGATGATCGGCTTGATTGGCCGCGACAAGTCCATGAGGTACCACGGGCTGTCGGCGGCGGTCTCGCCTGCGTTGTAGTAGTTCGACACGAGCGAGATGTCCCCGTCGTTGCCAACCGGGTGTTCGGTGTCGAAGAACGGCTGACCGTCGTAGCAGAGCGCCGTCGAGTCGGCGCCGTCTTGAAGTGCGTTCGTGACGAGGCGGGGTACGAGCAGACGAGCCGCGCGGCCGGCGCTGAACGCGTTCATCGAGTACGGGCCGACCATGTGGTCGATGATGTCGCGGCGCAGGACCTGAAGGCCCCACTCCCACTCCTCATAGCTGAGCTCGTACTTCGCGTTGTCGAGCTGCTTGAAGGTGCGCTGGCCGCTCCACTTCTTGAACTCGTGGTCGTCCTTCAGGAAGTCGAAACGCATGGACCGCGTCGACAGAGGCATCGACGTGGTGAACAGCGAGACGTCAGTGTCTTCGCTCGTGTCGTAAGCGCCCTGGAACTTATTGCTAAGTTCCATCCAGAGCACGTGTAGAATTTCTGCGTTGATCACTGGCTAATCCTTAGTAGGTCAGGAGGACCGACAAGTTGAAAGTTCCGGTTGCCGTCGAGCCGCCACCGACCGTGAAGGACAGCACGTCGCCCGCAGCCAGGGTCAGGTTTGTCGTCAACGGCGTCGCGCTGTCGACGTCATCAGCAGCGGATGCTGCTTGCGTGATGGTCGCAAGACCCGTCGTGGTAGAGCCGATGTTCGAGCCGTTCTTCTTCGCCTGAACCGTTGCGTCTGCCGTGGCGAGCGCTGCGTTCAGGACCGTGTAGAAGTTCACGATCGAGCAAGCAAACGGCGCCGCCCATCGCACGACCTCGGCGTCCGCTGCCTTCGAGGAGATGCCCTCGAACGCGAGCATGACCTTGTTCGCGAGCAGGTTCGCGCGCGCGGTTGCGACCGTGCCGACGTCGCTCAGGTTGTTCGCTGCAAGCAGGCCAATCTGAACCGGCCACACGCCAACCCAAATCGTAACCTTCGCACCGTCCGCACTGACCGAGCGCACGACACCAGCAACAGACTTGCTGGTCGAGGTCTTGCAGACCGTCTGGTTGTCATCCCAGTAGCAGACGTCGCCAACTTCGTCGGCCGACAGCTCGTCACCCGACTTGTTGTGGAACTCGTAGAAACCTTCGTCGGTCTCTACGCTGAGGCCGTCGTCGGTGTTGTCGACCGTGAAGCGACAAACGCCGCGGGTGATCAGGCCGGTCGTCGCGGTCGCGTTGACCGCTTCGCCGTTGCTGTCAAGGCAGACCGCGGCACCTTTGTAGATGATCTCGGCGTCCTTGACGACGTCTTTGTTATACTCGCCGAGGCGCTTGTCAGTGCCGCGGGGTCCGGTCAGTGCCGCCATTACTTGGTACCTTTCCAGTTCTCGGGTTTGATCCCCGCGCGCTGGGCGTAGTCGAGTTGTGCTTGAGAGAGAGTGGCTTTGGGGTTCGAACCCGGCACCGTGCCGAGCTGAGCTGGTGCCGTCGCAACGGCTGCGGGGGCGGCGCGGTGATACGCGCACGCGGTCTTGAACTTCGCGGGCGTGCTCGAGGCGTTCACGAACATCTCGCGGCCCTCGGGGCGGAGCTTGCCGCTGGCGATGAACTCGTCCGCTGCCGCTGCAACCATCTCCGCAAAGAGGGTCTCGGCTTCGGCTTCGGCTTCGTCCTCGACGGCCGGGGCGGTCTCTACGACCGGCTCTTCGCCCTCGGGTGCCGATTCTGCTTGCGCCTTCGGCTTCGGTGCCTCAAGCTGTTCGATACGAGCAATCATCGGGGCGAGAGCCGCGGCGAGTGCTGCTTGTAGTTCTTCAGGCGACATTTTTGGGTTACCTGCCCCTACTGTAGCGGGTTGGCACGGTCCATGCAAACGAGCCTTGACCTCAGGGGCGAGCTGCGCCCACGACGGGGCTTGTGTGACCTGCGCTGCCAGCGCCTCGCCCGCAAAAATCGCATCAATGAGACCCTGCGCCTTCGCCTCCGCGGCAGACATCCATGTCTCTGCGTCAAGCAGGCTGCGCAGCATCTCGGCCGGTCGGCCCGTCTTGCGCGAGTACGCAGCGAGCATCGCGTCATCCAGCTTGGCCAGGACATCCGCCATTTCGCGCATGTCCTCGGCGTTGCCCATCGACATGCCAGACGAGCGGTGGACCATCATCAGGGCCGACTCGTCCATCGTGACGCGGTCGCCGGCCATGGCGATGACGCTAGCGGCGCTCGCGGCAATGCCGTCGATTGCGATCTCGACACGGCGCCCCGAGTTCCGGAGCAGGCTGTATATCGCGAGCCCCTCGAAGGCTAGCCCGCCGCCGCTCGAGATCCGGACGTTGATGTCGCCCTTCGAGCCTTGGATAGCTTTGGCGACAGAGCTTGCGGCCAGATCACCGAAGCCCACATCGCCGTACAGAAGTAGCTGTAGCGCCACACCCGGACTGTAGCAGATCTGGAAAGTCAGGTTTTACGGCGGGCGACCCAGCGAATGTAGGTGTCGAGGTACTGCGCTCGGGTAGCCTCCCAGACGCCGAGCGGGATCCGGATTCCCAGACGTCGAGCGAGGCGTAGCCCGCGATCCCAAGCGCGCATCTCATCGGCAAGCACGGCCTGCCTGCAAACCTTCGTGCGCAGATCCCCGGCTGCGTGCTCGGTGCCCCCGGACTGCTCGATCAGGTAGTGACCGCACTCGTGCAGCAGCGCTATCAGTTGCTCGCGGCGCGGCAGCTGCTGCTCAAGCTCGATCAGCTTCTCGTCGTGGTAGTAGTACGAGATGCGCGACGCGCGAGTAGTCGGCACGACGCGAATGCCGCGACGCTTGCACCAGGCCAAGAGCTTCTGCACCCATTAGCTCTAGCACTTCAAGGGTCGCGGCGAAAAGGCTAGACTTTAGGCGTACTTGCGGGGCTCGGGGCGCCGCGCTTCGCGCCGTCGAGGCCGCGTGTAGAACCGCCACCGCCGGGCTCGGCGCCGGGGAGCATCGGCGGCGTCAGCATCTCTTCGCCCGACTTCGGCTCCGGGATCTGTAGCTGCCGGCGCAGCCAGGCCATCGGCACTTCAAGTCCGGCCTCTCTTACCCACGGCAAGACCGCTGCCGTGAACGCCTGCACGTCGGTCGATGGCTCGACGTCGATTCGGAGCTTGATCCGGGGGGCGGCCGGGCCGTAGTTGAATGCGATCCACTGGTCGAAGAGGCACTGGATCGTGGAGCTGACGCACAGCGCATCCCACTGCCGGATGTCGCTGCGCACCTCGCGGCGGGCTTCCGCCACAGCTTGCCCTTGCCCTGCGCTCGACCCTTCACTGGACGGGGCAGTGCCGAGGATCGCGCGCGTGCGCTGGCCGTCGAAGTATTCCGCGAGCCCTCGGTAGATGTTGTCGCCGGATGGCGGCAGGCGCGCATCGGCGAATTCGATCTGCATCGACTCGGGAATGATGGCGGCGGCGTCGTGACCCAGGTTCACCAAGGCCGAACGCAGCGTATCGATCTCGTCCTGCGTCGCCACGTTCGGGTTGTACCGGCCGATTCGCAAGGGCATGCCGTAGACCTCGGCGAAGGCAAGCCAGTCCATGACTGTGGAGGTCTTGGCGAGCTCCGAGACCGCGCACAGGCGAATGAGCCCGCCGCGCATCTTGTGCCCGGATCGCAGGCGGGGCCAGTGGATCAGGAAGTTCTGCGGGATTTCGCGGCCGTCCGGATCGAACTCGTCGCGCAAGCGCAGGCTGCGAATGTCTTCGAGGTCGAACTGGAAGTGCCGAGCATCGACATCCTCGAAGCTGGCGAACGTCCAGGGGGTAGTTTCGGTGTTCCAGATGACTTGCTGCACCGAGTACCCGGGCAGAATGCCGCCCATGATCTGATGGAGTAGGAACCGGAAGCAGGGCTGGTTCACGACCTCGTACTGGCAGACCTCGGCTAGGTGTTTGCCGCGTTTGCTTGTATCATCCCAGGGCTCGACGTGTAGCGGGGCTCCTGCGATCGCCAGCTTTCGCGTCTGCAGGTCCGTAAACAGGCCGTTGTCGCGCTCCTCCATCTCAAGCCCGAGGGTGAGCAATTCAAGGTTGTTGCCTTGGTCGGCCGTGCGCAGGATTCGTCCGAGCCGCTCAGGTGTCAGCCCTGGGGCCACAGCCTGCGTCCAGCGCTCCTTGTTCTTGTCGAACAGATTTGCGCTATCGGATGCTTGCGCTACCCTAGCTCTCTTGATAGGCTTTCCGTATGCGTCGTAGAGTTCTAGCGGCATTCTGGAAGGACTGTAGCATAATGGGGGTAGGGCGCCTAGAAATGCGCGTATTGACGCAGATGCGAGACCAGCTCTACGCCCAGCTCTCCGACCAGCTCCACGCCCAGCTCTCCGACCAGCTCTCCGACCAGCTCGACGCCCAACTCTCCGCCCGGCTATACGCCCGGCTCTACGCCCAGCTCCGGGCCCAGATCAACGCCCAGGTCCGAGAACAGGCATGAACCCGGACCCGCTCCAGCTCTACAGACAGCTCTGGGTCCAGCTCCACGTCGAGCTCTACGCCCAGCTCCCCGCCCGGCTCGACGCCCAGCTCTACGCCCAGCTCCGCGCCGAGCTCTACGACCAGCTCTACGTCCAGCTCTGCGCCCAGGTCCGAGAACAGCCATGAACCCGAACCAGCTCCACGCCCAGCTCGAGGTCCAGCTCCATACCCAGCTCTGCACTCAGCTCTACGTCAGGCTCTTCGACCAGCTCTTCGATCAGCTCTACTACCAGCTCTTCGATCAGCTCGACGACCAGATCCGAGAACAGGCATGAACCTAAACCAGCTCCGCGACCAGCTCTACGCCCAGCTCGACGACCAGCTCGACGCCGAGCTCGACGCCGAGCTCTACGCCCAGCTCGACCGCCAGCTCTACGCCCAGTTCTGGGTCCAGTTCTACCTGCCGATCTGGGCCCCACTCCGTACGCCGCCAAAATAGATTCGATTTCTATTGCGCCCCCTAGCGGGAGTGCGGTAATCTAAATACACCGACTGAGGAGACGAAAACTAATGACCGACAAAATCAGAATGGAAGACACCACCCCCGAGCAGTGGGCGCAGATTGCGGCGATTCGCGAGGACTTCCGCGCGCGCGGCACGAGCACAGCCCCTGCTGACCGCAAGACGACAGAGCGCGTCATCACTAAGCTGTACGCGGCGGAGAAGCGCCCAAAGCCCACGTTTCTGTGGACGAACGGACCTGCGTGTAGCGCGGAGCTGCGCGCCCGAATCGGTACGGAGCAGGATCCGAAAAAGGTTCGCAAGATCCTCAAGGAGATGCCCGCCACCTTCCAGCCCGAATGGAAGCTTGATGTCTCGGCTTTTTCCTCGAGCGCATCGTCGGTGCCCTTGTACTGGATTGCGCGGGGGCGCGCGGCCGCGCTGCTCGGGGTGCAGTACCCGGCAGATCTGCAAGAGCAACTCCAAGATTGGGAGGACTTGTGCTCTGCGTGCGGTTGGTGGATTGCGGCAGGGCAGATCGTCATCTGCTCCGAGCGCAACGAGAAGAACACCTTTGATGATGAGTATCGGCTCCACTGCGCGGACGGGCCTGCTATCCTGTGCCGCGACGGGTTTTCGGTCTACGCGTGGCATGGTACCCGCATACCGCGCGCATGGATCGAAGAGAAGGAATCGATCGACCCGACGTTAGCCTTAACGCACCCCAATATGGAGCAGCGTCTGGCCTTGACTCAGATCTTGGGGTGGGGCAAGATCCTCGAGAAGATGCCGGCCAAGACCATCGACAAGGACAAGGACCCGATGATCGGGCGCTTGTTCGAGTGCGATTTGCCGGATGCCCCGAAGTCGCGCTTTATCGAGGTGCTTTGCGGTACCGGACGCAGCTTCGTTCTGGCTGTGCCTCCGGAAACCAAGACTGCACTGGAAGGTAACGCTTGGACCTACGGTCTTGAGGCAAAAGAGTACAAACTCGATTTCCGCACCTGATTTGCAACCTGAAACGATTCGAAAAGGACTGAACAATGAAGACTGGTAAGCAACTGATCCGTGGCGCGTTCGGGCAAGGCGATGTCGCCTTCTTTCGCATCGACGCCATTCCCGCAACCGCAACCTTGGTGGAGCGCAAGGGCAACGAGCCCGTCATCGTGACGCACTCGGAGACCGGCCACCACCACGTCATCGAGGCCCCCAAGGTCAAGATGTTCAACGACCCGAAGAACCCGCTCTTGTCCTTCCTGCAGGTCGAGACGGACAACGCGGTGCTCGAGCACCTGCGCTCGCACGACACGCACGAGGCTGTGCAGATCCCGGCGGGCTGCTGGGCTGTGCGCCGCCAACGCGAGTACACGCCTGAGGGCTGGCGCCAGGTTCAGGACTGAGATCGATGCGCCGTTGCATCTCAGTCGGGACGCTATACGGCTCACCTAACAAGGGAGCCCGCCAGAATCTCATCAAGATTCCGGCGGGCTCCAGGGGTTTAGGGCATCCTCGTCGATCTGCAGACTGGCGAAATCTAGACATCATCGATGCGCGATTTCTGGTCAACGGGCAGTTGTTGTGGGTGCGCTGCGCGAGCTCGAGAGTGGTGTTTCAGGAATGATGATCAGCCGTGAACAAGTTCAAAGTAGGTGATCGAGTTAGGTGCTGGCGTGGCCGCGGCGTTGTGGAGGCTGTACTGGGGCCTGAGACGTACTATGTGAAATTCGACAAGTCCCGAGGCAGGCTCGTTGGACCTTACGAGAACACGATCGACTTCGAGGAGAAAACTGACTTGCAAGCCAAACGTGACAACAAAGGTAAGCCTGAATCTGACTACGTCTTTACGTACGTCGGAGGGGTCGATGCTGCATACGGCAGACTGCATCCGTACTACAAAACACTTCTGGCTCTTGGATCGCTGTACCGCGCCGAGGGCGAGCGACTGCGGGCGTTCGCGGACTCTGCCGTGTATCAGCTCGGAGAGGATGCCGCGAAACGCGACCGGTCAATCGTTTCCATGATCGCGGATACGAACACCCGCGGTGCGCAGAAGTACGACCAGGGCAACTACTTGACCGGGGCGAACTACCGCCAGTACTTCCAAGGTGCGGCGCGCCACGCAGAGAAGATCGGCGAGAAGGATGCGGAAGGTTTCGACCACGAATCGAACTTCGTGTTCAACGTTCTGATGATCCAGCACTGCGTCGCGCTCAGTATAGGGACTGATGACAGAGTCAAGAGGCCAGAGGTGTCAAAATGACAGTCACGGTCAAATTTCGAAAGATGCACGAATCTGCGGTACTGCCGGCGTACAAGAGTGACGGGGCGGCGGGGCTGGATCTGGTGTGGGATGGCGGGATCTCACTGGGGGGAGGTCGCGTCCCGTACCCTAAAGGTACGTTTTCGCGATCGATTCAGATAGCGCTTGATGACCTGCCTGTGTGGCTGCACACAGGCGTAGAGATCGAGCTTCCTGAGGGGTATGAGGCGCAGCTGCGGCCGCGCTCGAGTCTGGGCTGTCGCGGGGCGCTCATCCCGAACTCACCGGGTACGATCGACTCAGACTATCGCGGCGAGATCGTGGTAGTGATGGTGCACGTAGGTAGTGCGTCGTCGCCGGTACTGCGGCCGGGCGATCGAATCGCTCAGCTCGTGATAGCGCCGGTGGCGCGGGTGGGTGTTGAACAAGTTGACGAACTTTCCAGTACTGCCCGCGGTGCTGGTGGGTTCGGGAGTACGGGAAGATGATGTCAAATAGAGTTGACCAGAACGGGCTTCTTGGTCAACTTAGCGTTTCGCAGACTCGCACTTCTGCGGAATGCTGGCACGGGGTCACGGATGAGGTGCACCTAAGGTTGCATAGTGAGCTTTCACGCTGGCAGCTGCACGACATGTTACGCGATCAGATCTATGTGTCGCTGCACGCCCAGCTCCGAGAACAGACATGAGCCCGCGCCGGCTCTACGCCCAGCTCTACGCCCAGCTCGACGCCAAGCTCTTCGACCAGTTCCGTGCCCGGCTCTGGGTCCAGCTCTACGCCCAGCTCGAGGCCCAGCTCGAGGCCCAGCTCGAGGCCCAGCTCCGAGAACAGACATGAACCTAGCCCAGCTCTCCGCCGAACTCAATGCCCAGCTCTACTCCCAGCTCGACGCCCAGCTCGAGGCCCAGCTCCGCGTCCAGCTCCGCGCCCAGCTCTACGCCCAGCTCTACATCCAGCTCCACGATCTGCTCAGCGCCGGGCTCTACGCAATGGTGTATGATCTACGATCCTGACGAGCTTGGTAGGTGTCGCAGTTGCGGCTCTGCGTTCCAGTACCACAGTTGGACTGGCAATCTGGGCACGTACGGGGCGTACAGATGCTCTAAGAAGCCAATTGATCGGCGGGTGTGCCGCAAGTGCAAGAATCAATCGTTGCGCACAGTAGCAATGCCGGATACTCTTGAGGTGGTGGCGTTCTGCAAATACTGCGGCACTACTGAGGAACTATGAACAGCCCAGCTCTACGACCAGCTCTACGACCAGTTACGAGAGCAGACATGAACCCGAACCCAGCTCTACGACCAGCTCTACGACCAGCTCGGCGCCCAACTCCACGCCCAGCTCCGAGAACAGACATGAAATACCGGCAGCTCCGCGCCCAGCTCTACACCCAGCTCGACGCCCAGCTCGATCGCCAGCTCTGGGCCCAGCTCTACGCCGAGCTCGGCGCCGAGCTCTACGACCAGCTCTACTTTCATAACTACTACGCAATGGTGTACCGTTGAACAAGCCTAATCCCGCCACCGAACTCGAACGACTTCTGTATTGCGGTACCGCGCGCCAGGCCCGGAGACGGTTCGAGCGGCTGTTCGCGAAATACTACCCTAACATTCATCCGGATCCGGTCCGGCACCCGCGTCTCTCGATCGTGCTAGATATGTACGAGAGGCGCACGCGTGACCACAAACGAGCTGATCAAACTCCTCCAAGCAGCGGATCCTGAGGGCGAAAAGCCCGTCGGCTTCTACGAAGACGAAGAAGCCACAGTTCTAGCGCCGATCGCGGTCGTTGCGTACCCCCAATTCTCTGTGGTGTTT